AGAAGCAATATGGCATCGGCTGGTATGTGGACGAGGAGGGTGTGTTGTGGGTAACAGGGTGAAATTTATTGTCCCAGGGCAACCGGTTCCCTTAGCAAGGGCAAGGTTGGGAAAGTTTGGCAGGTTTTATACTCTGAAAAAATGTCTTGAATGGCAGAGGAAGGTGCATTTGTTTGCTACTGCTGCAGGTTTAAGAAAGACAGATAAAGCAATTGCTATAAAGGCGGTTTTTTATCGTTCGGATAATCGTAGATTGGATATAGACAACTTACAAAAAAATCTTTTTGATGCATTGAGATATTTTTTTGATGATAGTCAAATAATAGAAGTGCATGTGGCGAAAAGAGGGTGCGAGAAGGGGGCGGAAAGGACGGAGGTGGAAATTTGGACCAGGTAATAAAACTTGAAGACTTTACTTATAGCGGGAATTTTGCAGAGGCTTTGGATACGCTTGCTCGATTGATTGGATTTGGGGAAGCAGATGTAAAGTTGATTGTGCATGAGGGACAGATAACAGGAATTGATTGGCAGTTTGGAGATACTCTGCTAAAATGGAGGAAAAAGAATGGAGGATGAAATGAGTAGAGAAGAAGTTATCAATAGTTGCCGAGAAATGATAGAAAAATATGGGGATTTTGAGATTGAAAAAAAGTATGCGAAAAAGTTTTTGAAGATAGTAAGTGAACTTATAATGTTAGCAGCGAATGGAGATCGGGAAGCTAAAGAGTTGTGGAAAGAAATAAAGCGAAAAGGGTCTCTTTGGACAATGCAGCAGAAGTTTAGAGTGGAAACTGAAGAAAGAAGAAATTAAATTTTTATTGTGAGTTTTGTTTTTTTGTGATATTTTATAAATAGAGCAGGGCGAAGACGAATCAAGGCCCCGCTCTCCGTAATGGAGGGCGGGGCTTTTTTATTTGGCAAATGCGGAAGCGGAAAAACGATTTGCTGATGGAAAAGTTTGAAAAAGCGCAGGGGGAATTTTCAGCTGCTTTTGCTTTGAGGTTTGAAAGGCATTTGCAGAGGTTAATGGAGATAAAAGAGAAACTGAAAAATTTAAATCCTAAAAAACGAATGGAAGTCCTATTGGGACATTGCTGGTTCGTATGAAAGCAGAGTTTGAGGCATTGATTAAAAAAATTTCGGTTAAAAGTCTGGTGAGTCTGGATATGGAGGCTGAAATTGTTTTAAGAATGCAGGCAGATAAAGAAATTTTGAAAAAACTTGTTGAATTGCAGAAAGCAGATGAGCTTGTAAAGGTGGAAATTGAAAATGGCTGAAAGAATTGCAAAGCAGAAAAAAATTCAGGCAATCATCGAGAATTTGAAAAAGGGGCATACCATGGAAAATGCCTGCAAACTTGCAGGGGTTGATTATGTGACTTTCTGGAGATGGAGGAAAAAATCGCCTCAATTGGCTCGTAAAATTGAGGAGGTTTATGAAAGCAGAATTCAGATTGTCGAAGATGTGCTCTGGAAGAAGGCAATGAGAGGAAATATTACTGCCATAATTTTTCTTTTAACCAACAGAGCTCCGGACAGATGGCGGGATAGAAGGGCGGTTGTTAATAATCAAATCATAAACAGAGTCAATGCAGGCAGTGATAACGGAAAAGTTGACAAGGAATTCCAGGAGCAAATGCTCCGCAGGCTTGGGCGATTACTTCAGGAATAGTTTTGCTCATTTCTTTTTTGGAGTGTTTGCTCTTGGAGTGAAAAGGGTGGAAGGCGTTTTTGAATTCGGCAGGCACCTTGTGGAGTGGTGCTATCGTTTGCAGAGGTTTAGTAAAACTTCAACTGTTGCTCCGAGAAAGCATCTGAAAACAACAACGGTGCTGGGTTATATTGCTTGGAACTTATACAATCTGGAGTTTATAGAGGGGAGCTATGACGAGTTTCTGTTTTTATCCTACAAGCAGGACCTGGGAGCCTATCATTTGCGCAGGCTGAAAAGATACATTGAGGCATTGCCAGAGTATTTCGGCGATTTCAGGGACCTCACCCAGGCGGAGACTATTTTGAGGTATGCCAAAAACGGTAAGGAGTTCATCTGCGAGCCGGAAGGGATTTTGAGCTTCAAGAGGGGACGGCATCCCAGGGTCGTGGTCTGCGACGATATCCTCCGCGATCCCGAAAACAGGCTGAACATCCAGCAGATCAGGAAGGTCACCGAGATATTCCTTCAGCAGGTTATGAGCTTGCCCAAGGAAGGCGGGGAGATCCATCTGGTCGGGACCCCACAGGACGAGAACGATCTGTTCAAGGTGCTGGAAGGGCTTGGCGATTTCAACTGCAAGCGCTACAGGGCAATTAAGAATTATGCCACCAGGGAGGCCCTCTGGCCGGAGGCCTTCCCCTTTGAGAGGCTTATCCAGATAAGGGAGAAGGAGATCGGCGCAAAGGTGTTCGAATGCGAATATCAATGCCAGCCCGTGAGGCTTGAAGAGAGCTATTTCAAGCAGGAGGAAATAGATGAGGTCATTTGCCCACGGCTTAGGAATTACGACATCGGGCATCCTCCAAGGCTTAATGAATACTGTTATGCGGGCTTTGATATTGGGAAGAAGGCACATCCCAGCCACCTGGCTGTTTTCGGAGTGGACAGGAAGGGAAGGCTCGTCCAGGTGCATTCAAAGTGGATGGACGGCTGGAACTATACGGACCAGCTGGAGTATCTGAAGATGGCAATCGAGCAGTTCAGGATTGCCAAGCTCTACTACGATGCGACAAGGGCAGAGTTCGAGGGTTTTTGCGAGGCGGGAGAACTTCCGGCGGAGATGGAAGGGCTGAACTTCACCTTGAAGCTGAAGCACAAGATCGCGGCGGAGTTTGAGAAGGCGGTCAGCTCTGGAAACATCCTTCTCCTGCCAGACGAGAGGCAGAAAAGGCAGGTTCTGAACGTGGACAATGAGCTGAAGTCAATGGAGACCCCGGAAGGACACGGGGATTCCTTTTGGTCTATCTGTATGGCGATCCAGGCATTCAAAACAGGACAGGCGAGGCTGATATGGGAATTATAGAGAGGATTTTAAGTCGGTTCGGCTATATTCGGGGGAAATCCTGGGCAAAGCTCTGGGCTATGGCCCAGGAATGGAAGCTTTTCGGTAAATCTGTGGTCAAGCCTTATGAGCAGATCGCAAACGTCTATAAGGCAGTTAAAGCTATTGCAGACAACGTTCCTCAGGCAGAGTTGGTTTTTAAAGATTACAAAACCGAGGAAGAGGTTTATCCCGATGAACTTATCGCATTGTTTGAAAGGCCTAATCCTCTAATGAGCTATGCAGACTTTTTGCAGGCCATATCGGTTTTTTATGCGCTGTATGGGGAAACATTTATCGTTAAGGTTCAAAGTGTTGGGCAGGTTATAGGGACGAAAAAATTGCCTGCAGAGCTGTGGACTTTTAATCCTACCAAATTTACGGAACTTAAAAATACTCAAGGGGAGCTTATTGGCTGGAGATACGGAGCGCAGGTTTTCTCAAAGGACGAGGTTATTCATGTAAAGGACCCAAATCCTTACAACGAATTCAGAGGGCTTGCACCCACAAAACCTCTGAAAGAGATTTTGGATATAGACTGGCTGTCTCTTGTTTACAACAAGGCATTCTTTGACAACGACGCCACGCCGGGATTTGTGCTTTCGACTGATAAGACCCTTACCGAGCAGCAAGTCAAGAGGTTGCAGGAGTGGTGGGAAAAGAGGCACCAAGGAGCGTCAAAGGCTTTTAAGATTGCAGTTTTGGAAGCAGGATTAAAGCCGGAGAAGGTTGGTTTGACCCACAAGGATATGGAGTTCATCGAGCAGAAAAGGTTTACCAGGGAGGAAATTTTGGGAACCTGGCGGACTCCGAAGGCATTGTTCAACATTACGGAGGACCTGAATTATGCCACCTTTATGGGGCAGATGAAGATATTCTGGCTTTATACCATCTGCCCGATCTTAAGGAAGTTTGAAGATGCCTTTAATGCGTTTCTGGTCAGACCTTACAATCCGAAAATTTACTGTCAGTTTGACTATTCCAATGTTCCGGCATTCCAGCAGGATTTTGCAGATAAGGTCAAGGTAGGAAAGATGCTTTTCGAAATGGGATTCACCGCAAATGAGATAAACGAAAAGCTTGAGCTGGGATTCGAGCCCAAACCTTGGAGGGACAGCTGGTGGATACCGTTTAATCTGCTTCCTGCCGGGACTGCAACTCCTCAGCAGGGAGATAATGGGAATGGTAAGAGCAAAAAACAGTTTGCAGACGGCTACTGGGAGAAGATATTCCTCAAGGCCCATACGCCAATTGAGGAAAGAATGACCAGGGTGATCAAGAGATACTTTTTTGAGCAGAGAAAAAGGGCTTTGGCAAACCTGGGAGGCAAGGCGGTGAAGGTGGTTACCGCCGGCGGGCTTCTGGACTGGGATGATGAGGACGAGGAACTTATCAGGATGATCCGGCAGTATCTCTGGGGAGCAATAGAGGCTGGGGTTAATCTTGGCAAGGATAATATCGGGATAAATGTGAACGAGGACATTCTCCGGAACAGAATGAGGGCATATCTGACCATTAGTTGCCGGAAGATAACCAGGATCAACGATACCATAAGACGACAATTGCAGGCAGAAATAGATGAAGCAATTCAGCAGGGGGAGACGGTTAACCAGATAGCAGACAGGGTCCGGCGGGTTTACAACATGGCTTCCACCCGGGCGAAGGTCATCGCAAGGACTGAGACGACTGGCGCTATGAATGGTGGGACAGTGATTTATTACAAAGAGGCAGGGGTAAGGAAGAAGAAATGGGTTACTGCAGGAGATGAGGCAGTGAGGGATTCTCACGCGGCGATAAATGGGGAGGAAGTTTTGATAAGTGAGCGGTTTTCTAACGGGCTGGATTATCCGGGAGGAGATGGGGCTCCCGAGGAAGTCATAAACTGCAGGTGCACAATCCAACCTGTAATCGAGGAGGTGTAGGAGATGGAGAAAAAAGTTTTTAAAACTTACAGGGCACAGATTAAAGCAGTCGACGAGAAAGAGCACACCGTAGTGGCTGTGGTTTCGACGGGAACTGTAGATCGGGATTTGGAGATCATCAAACCGGAGGCATTCAGAAAAAGGCTGAAGTATTACCGGGAACATCCGGTGCTTTTGTCTTCCCATGAGTATAGGAACCTTATGAAGCAGATAGGTGAGGCGGTGTCGGTCAAGGTGACGGAGGAAGGTCTTATTGCGAAGTTCAAATATTACGTCGGAGAAGGTAATCCTGAGGCAGACTGGGCGTTTAAACTTGCTTCAAAGGGAATTGCTGCCTACTCGGTAGGGTTTATCCCCTACGAGTGGGAAGATAAAGACTTGGAGAAGGAGAAAGTTAGAAGGGTTTATACCGATGTAGAGCTTTTGGAGATAAGCCAGGTTCTAATTCCTGCAAACCGGGAAGCCCTTCAGGCAAGGCGTGGGCAAGAAGGAATTGAGGGAGAGCTTGTAGAAATGGCTTTAAAGGCCTTTGATTGGGAGGTGAATGATAATGGCGATGAACACGGAGAATTGCAAGGCGATCCTGAGAAAAGAGAAGAAAAAGAGAATGGGGAGAAAGAAACACAAGGCGATCCTGATCCCGAAATGGAACAAAAAGGCGTAGTCCCTTACAGACCAGAAGGGAAAGCAGATGAGAACAGGGCTTGGGATGCGACAGGAGCCCGGAGAAGGCTGGCAACCTGGGCAGGCGGTCCTGACAAGGACAAGATCAACTGGAAAAAGTATGCTCGAGGGTTTGCCTGGTTTGATTCGGCCAACGCCACCAATTACGGAGCTTATAAGCTCCCGCATCATGACGTGGTGAACGGTGCTTTGGTGACTGTATGGCGTGGAGTCGCAGCAGCTATGGCTGCACTTCTGGGAGCAAGAGGTGGAGTGGATATTCCAGCAGATGATAAAAGAGGGGTTTATAACCATCTAAAAAAGCATTATGCCCAATTTGATAAAGAGCCTCCCGAATTTAGGGAATACGACCTTGAGGAACTCAAGGATATGTTTGAGGAGGAAATTCTTATTCAGGCAGGGCTTATAGAGAAATCCTCAGGGCATTATTCAGAAGTCCTTTTCGGAGAGCAGGAGCAGAAAGACTCCAATGCTACTCCAGGAGAGGATGAGCTGAAGGATGCCTTGAGGGAAGTGGTTGAGGAAGTTTTAAAACCAGGAAAGGAGGGAT